TAATAGTGATGAGGAACTTGGGTTATATAACGACATTGTAGATGAAAAAGGAAATATTGTAGGTTTTGTTAAAAGAAATAAATAAAAAATATGAAATACACAACGACAACAACAAATGATATTGTAGTAAACGGTCACGAGATAATGAGTCCTCCAAAGGATTCTGTGGTAGAGGCTGTTAGAGACGATCTTTTAAGAAGATCAGTAGTAGGTATTAAAAAATACAATACAACGCTAGATCGAACTGATATTGATCTTAAAGGTTGGGTAACTCACGCACTTGAGGAGGTACTTGACCTTTCACTTTATTTAAAAAGAATTCAAATAGAACTAAATGAAAGAACATAAGCAATCCCCTCTACAAAGAATACTAGTAGTTATGCAGTACCTATACCGCAGGGGTGGTAATAAGGAGTCTGTAAATAATGTTTACCGTAACATAATAAAGAAAAAGTATGAAAAAGTATACTCAGGAGTTTAAAGATTCAGTGCTGCATTACTTCTCAACTGGACATAGCATAAAGGTGTCCTGCGAGAAATCATGCAATGAACACGGTATTGTCTATGACGATAATGTTAGACGAAAGGTGTCAAAGTGGCTTGAGAAGAATAAGATCTCTAATAATCTAGAGATTGAGAACACGGATGTCTTCAAGGAGGCTAAGAAGAAGGTGCACGATAACTCTAAGAGGAGGTTTATAGTGTCATGGTGTCAGTCAGAGACAGACATAAACCATAGGCTAATGACAAATATCGAGGCCTACGCTAGTCATATCGATGCGTCCATACACATCATAGCTGGAAGGTACAAGAACCCAATATCACTGTCTGCGAGCAAGTCAATCCAGAACAAGGAGGACGTTGCTCAGAACTCTTGGCACGAGAGGGTGGTTCCATACCTTGATGCAAATAGACACAAGATACACAAGCACCTATGCATCCTATCAGACCTTAAAATTCAGCCGACAGCATCTACTCCACTATCTGGAATAAATGGGCTGACAGGGCTTGAATCATGCATCATTGGGCATCCTAGGGTTCACCTTAAGTCACTTCCAATACTTGATGGTTATCCTCACAAGCTGATCCTTACTACAGGGTCTGTATCTGTTGAGAACTACACAGACACAAAGGTGGGTAAGAAGGGCGAGTTCCATCACACGTATGGATTTGCTATAGTAGAGCTTGATGGTGATGACTTCCACGTTAGACAGGTTACAGCAGATGACCTTGGATCATTCTATGACCTTGACTTCCACGTATCTGCTGGACTGGTTGAGAAGGTTGACGACCCTACCGTGATGGTGTTTGGTGACCTACACCTTGGAGAAACAAATGAAAAGGTCCTGGAGGTATCCTTGGATATGGCTGATAGACTTAACTGCAAGCAGATCATACTCCATGACGTGTTCAATGGACACTCTATATCTCACCACGAGAGAAACCAACCGTTTCAACTACTTAAGCGTGAGGAGGATGGATCAAACTCGTTGATCGATGAGCTTGATGAGATGGTTGACTTCTTCGAGAGGTACTCCGACTATAACTTCGGTGTAGTAAGAAGTAACCACGATGAGTTCCTAGACAGATGGCTAAACGATGTAGACTGGCGTAAGCACAGTAACAAGATGGCCTACATACAGCTTGCCTCTATGATGGTTAACTCTGACGATAGTAAGGGAGTTATTCCATTGTACTTGAAGACACTTGGCGTTACTAACGCATTCTGTTTAGGTATAGACGATAGCCTTAGGGTTATGGACTGGGAGCTTGGAGTTCACGGTCACATAGGTGCAAACGGTAGCAGGGGTAGTGCCATGCAGTATGCCCAGATGAATACCAAGAACATCACAGGACACACGCACTCTCCTTTGAGGCTGGACGGTCACATATGTGTTGGAACACTAACACACCTTAGGGTAGGCTATAACAAGGGATTATCGAGCTGGATGAATACAAACGCTGTAATACATCCTAATGGTAAGGCCCAGCTTATAAATATTGTTAACGGTAAGTACACCACACTATGAGCAAGGCAGTAATAACTTGGAACTTAAATGATTTTGATGAGAATCAAGACTTTAATAGGTTTGTAAAGTCTAGAGACATGGCCATGATGCTTTGGGAGTTAAAGCATAACTCCTATAAAAAATGTGAGCAGCTTCTAGACCAGTCAGGAGATGATGACCTGTATGTTGTATTTGAACACATCAACAAACTGTTCGAAGAGTACGGTATAGATATAGATAATCTAATAGACTAAAAAAGTAAAGCCTCCTTTAATTGGAGGCTTTTTTAACTTACATTATTATGAATAGACCTTTATGTAAATGCGGAAATAAATGCAGACCTAATGGATTTAGTCGTGTTACTGGAAATCCATTATTTAATACTTATTGTCGATCATGTTCTAAAACAAAACATGGTAAGAAAGAACGAATAAATAAAATACTAAAAAAAGATACTTGTGAATTGTGTGGATTTATACCTATTAATCCATGTCAACTTGATCTAGATCATATTGATGGAAATAGAAATAATAACGATTCATCTAACCATCAGACATTATGTGCAAATTGTCATAGGCTAAAAACATTTAATCAGAAAGATTGGACAGTTTCTTAATTGGAGGCTTTTTTGTTTAATCTCTACTGCCACTCTGACTTCTGCTTCCAGAAGCCTCTCTATTTCCAGATGACATTCTGTTTCCAGATGATCCTCTATTTCCTTCGGTATCATTTACATTCTCAGGTCTTAGTCCTAGCTGTTCTACCATTCCTCCCTGGAAGTATCCACTTCCAAATCCACTAGACTTGTAGTCGTATTCTATAGCTGGCAGTCCATTCAATCCTCTATAGATATCACGAACATCCCTAACCACTCTCCAAGGTATGATAGGCGTAGATAATCTACTTCCAACTAGCTGACCAGCACCTCCTAAAGCCTTCTGTGTTTTACCAGATGCGGCATTCTTCAGTGCCTGTTGAAGTTTTTTACCTTCATCAAACGCGTCTGCCTTTATATTCATCTGCTGGCCTAAGAACTCTCCAAGCTTTTGATCCTTCTGAGCTAACATAAACTGTACAGCTGGAGGATTCATCTTCTTCATATACTTTTTAGCCCAAGTATTCTTCTCTAACCACTCGTACAGATCATCATCAGCTCCAGTAGCACTAGCTAATGCAAATGCAGCTAAAGTTACAGCAGCTCCAATAAACATTCTAGCGTTAGCGTTCTTAGCCAGTAACTGGTACTTAAGATCCTTCTCAAGGTTCTTCATTCCTTCCTCTGAACTTAAGTCAAGCTTACTTCCTCTAGACTTAATGTTCCAGTATATGGTACTTAGTGTAGGTATACCAGCCTTTTGAGCTGCTAATAACGTCCAGTTAGTACCACCTCCAACGTAAGGGTTAAGTATATTTGTTGTAACTATTGACGCAGCAGTTAATGCAGCAGCATCGTTCCACTTCTTCTCCTTAACAGCTCTATCTGTTCTGGTCTGTACCCAAGAGTTGAATAGGTTTAATGGTTTAGATATAATGTTGTTTGGTTCATGACCTAGTTCGAATCCAGCAACAGTCTCAGCTGACTTTAAAGAAGCCTCAAGTTCCTGTAGTGTAATTTTATTGCCCTGAACTAAAGCCTCATTAACCAAGTCATTTGCGAACCTGTAGACACTTTCTTTAGAGTCTGAGATTACCTTCTTACCAGCATTCTCATTTATCTTATCAATGATCTGTTTAGAAGTAACTAAGGCATCCTCAAAAGACTGTCCAGTTAGTTGTTCTGAAACATAGTTCTTAGCCTCTGTCTTAGACATACCCTTCTTTCTAAGTATCTTTATTAGGTTGTAATGGAAGAATCCTTGAGCAAGCGCAGCCTTGTGCATACTATCGGCAGACTCTAGGAATGGTTTACCAAGAGCTGTAGATGTTAGTGCATGGTATAGTCTGCTATCACTACCGTTAATAATTAAATCCATTGTCTTACTTTTAGTAATGAATGGAGATGTAACATCACCAAACTCAAGACCTCCGTTTAATGTAATATCCTTAAAGGTCATCCTAGCTAACTTGTTTCTAGAAGCCTTCATTTCTTTTGTATCTACATTATCAAACATAAATCCAATCTTCTTAAATGCTCTAGAGATATATCCAGAAGTTGTGTTCTCAATAGCCTGAGCTACAGATACTAACGCATTTCTTTGTGCTAAACCAATGAACTCTTTAGCAACCACAACAGCCTTGTAGGCTCCATTTGATTGTGACCATGCAACCTTACTTAATAATGATTCTATTTTTTTATTTATAGATCTCTCAGCATACTTTAAGTACTCCTGGCTTAGTTTATTTCCTTCGCTATCCTCTTGAGAGAACAATTCAGACAAGCTCTTAGCTAAAGACTTAGCCTCGTCAAAACTTTTCTGATCCAGTTGGTTCATACCAAGGGCAGTATTTATTAATCGATCGTAGGTGTCAGACTCCTTTTCAAATAGACCATAGTTGTAAAGCTCTGCTAACTTTTTAGCGCTTGTCTTTAGATCTACCTTCTTTCTTGGAGTGTTTCTATTCTCTAACTCATTAAGAGACTTCTCAATAATACTAGCTCTAAGGTTGTTGTACTCGTCCTCTAATTCCTTAGCAGCTTCCTTACCTATTATTCCCTCTACATTCTCTCTTATCTTATCTACACTTCCTTCCTCTCCAGCAAGTTTCTTCCAGTCAAGTACATCACGTTTTACTTTACCTTCTTTAGTCTTTACTGTTATCTCCTTACCAAATCCAGCATCTATAAGGGCTTGTTTCACTATCTCCTTCTTAGATAGTTCCTTGGCTTTTATTTCCTTTTCAGATATACCCTCAGTCTTAAAACCTTCGGTCATATCCTTTCTGAACATATCTTCGTTGGCCCAGTTATTACCGTACCTCTCCTTTATATGATTGATACCTATCTCGATAGCATCAGCTATACTAACACCAGCCTTGATAGAGTTCTTTATAATAGTTATACTAGAGTCGATAAGAGCAATTGGAACTCCAATGGTAGCATCGTAAGCCTTGCCTCTTAACTTATTCTGTATCTTTTCAAGAGCAGCAATAGCCTTATCTGCCTTTGCTCTTCTTGCTGTAGGTAATTTTTTATAGATCTCGTTAACCTGTTTCTCAACACCACTAAGTATCATTTGTTCCAAGTCAGACTCAGCAACTATACTCTCGTACTCCTTCTGGATTGCATTAGTATCAGACTGAATGGCCTTCTCTACAGCCTTCTTATCTCTTAACTGATCGCTTGATAGGAACTTATCTGTAACTGCTTCGTAGTTAAATCCGTCCTTCATTATAGCTCTTAATCTACCAGCGTTTATAGCAAGTGAAGACTCTCTTAAGAACTGTTGTGATTTTGCTCTAACTAGATCCTGTAACTTCTTCAATCCTACGTTATCTGGCTCTGCATTAACTCTATCAAACATTTCATTCTCTAACGAAACATATAGCACAGCCTTCTCGTGAGGTTTTAGGTTAGCAGTATCTAAGAACTCAAGTGTTTTTTCAATGTACTTGTCTCCAAAAACTTCTTTAGCCATGGTAACAGTTTCCTTACCGTGCATACCAGCATCAATAAGAGACATAACCTCTGTCTCTTGAGCGTTACGTGGAGCCTCACCTTCAACAGTTTCTATGGTCTCACCACTCAAGTACTTTCCAACTATACCAGACTTTGGTAGGTCCTTAACCTTATCTCTAAATGCTTCAGTATCGTTGGTAGCAACCACCTCTTCTTTAACCGTTGTAAGCTCATTATAGGCTCTCTCAGCTAATGAAACCTGATCAGCACCCAACTCACTAGTTATAGTTTTTTTGATCTCTGTAATGGACATACCATCATCGATCATATCCTTAACAATATCCTTCATGTCTGAGTAACTCTCAGATTCTTGTGATCTTTTCTTAGATACAATTTCTGCTGAGTACTTAGATAGTCCGTGAGTCCTTCCAAGGTTGGTAAGTATTCTCTTTATGTCCCATCCCTTTGCTCCCTTTTCTTTTAATTCTTTTTCTGTAGATACAGTGGTTCCGTCCTCCTTTGTAAATTCAGGTATTATATCTGTTAAATTGTATACACCATCTAAATGAAGCACCTCTATTTCTTGGTCAGACTCTATATGATATCCGTATGACTCATGATAGAACTTATCTTCTTTATTTGTTTTTACTGGAGTAAGGTTACCCTTTGTTCTTATTACAACTGGCACCTGATATAATTCAGCGTCCTTTGCTATAGGCTCAGTTAAAGATTTAGCTAAACTTAAGAATGTTCCAACTGTAGAAAACTTTGGATTTCCAGCCTCTGAGTTACCTACCATTCCTTCTAATAGACCTCTTCTAGACTCAAAAGTCATCTTGCTTGAGATAACATAATCTCTCAATTTATCTGCCATATCTATAGCAGATATATTACCAGATATAGCCTTTGTAGCTCCTTCTTTAAATCTTTTAACTTCTTTTTTATCGAATGCCTTTAGTATTACTTTTTTAAATGTATCCCTGTTTAATTCTTTATTGTTAATAGCCTCCTTGAACACCTCCATAGTAATTGAAGTCATATTCTTATTTGACATATGAGATACATTAGACATAACGGCAGGTATTAAGTACCTGTATCCGTCAGAGCTAACCTTCATAGTATCAATTATTTTTTTGACCCCACTCTCTTCAGATGCTGCCCATACATATCCTGTTACTTCTGGATAACCAACTCCTCCTAAGAATGTATATACTGATTCAAGTACATCTTCTCCATCTACAGTCTTATATTTTTTAAGTTCTCCAGCGGTCAACTTATCTGAAAGTGTGGATCCAGCAACCTGGCCATTTATCTTTGACAGATCGAAATTCTCTATTACCTTAGTATTTTTGTTTGTTGGAAACCTATTAAATATAAGAGAATCTATAAACTTGCTCTCTCTCTTTATATCTTTTTTTATTTCTACACTTCCGTACCCAAGAATACTAACTTTTTCATCAAGAATAACATCTCCAGTAGATACGTTTGAAGCTATTACGTTAAGTAAGTCTATGACTTCATTGTCTGTAAATGGCTTAAGTCCAAAAATTTTAGCTAAAGAGTCTAACCATTTTTTAATTACACTCTTATTAGCTGCTGACATCTGTGGGTATCCATCAGCCATTATACCAATAAGTTCTGCTAATTTTTCTTCATCTCTAATTGTTTTGTCTGTGTACCTTGAAGCAAATGCATCTAGCTCATCCTTTAGCTCAGGACTTGCTGTCTTATATACAGCATCTACCATTCTCTTAGTTATATCTTGTACTGACTTATCTCCACCTATTTTATCTAATATAATAGCGTGAAATACCTCGTGCGCAACAGTCCTTCCGTTTGCTTTCTGAGAATTTACATGTATTACCTTATCTCCATTTGAAGACATTATATACATACCTCCTGATCCAGACTCTCCTGTAGCATTTTCATAAGATTTTTCAGTATCGTGTACTACGAACTTGACATTAGGTAGTATCTTAGATAATGACTTCTTAGCATTCTCAACCTGAGTATCTAGTTTAGCTCTATCGTAAACTGGTTTATCAATATACTTAGCCTTAAATGCTGCAAGTTTAGATTTAGCAGCAGTTGGTTTTAGTATCTCTCTAATATCATTAATTCTATCTATCTCTGGCTTCAATCCTTCAATAGCTTCACCAGTACCTCCAGTATCTACCTCTTCGTTTGTTTTTAAATTATAAACAGCCTTTTGATTGTACTGCTTACCAAGTCTTATTGCTTGCTCATTTGGTACAACAGCAGATACATCTATATAAGTCTTTCCAGACTTAGCATCATACCAAGTACCAATAGCAAGTATATCTTCGTTACCTTCAAATAAATCTTTGTTGGCTTCCTTGAAATCATTTATATCTTTTTCTGTAATCTCTCCATCAATTATCTTTGATCTCTCTGTAAATATAGACACAGAAGAGGCGTCAGATCCTGCCTTATTTTCTCCGTTTGCCAAGAATGTAGATCCTCCATTTTTTTTATGAGATTCAAACTGAGTTTCTACTGGTAATTCAGTACGTCTCTGTCCTGGCTCATAAGCCAAAGCCTCTGCGTACATATCCTTTGTCTCTTGAGATAATGTTTTATCCTCTTCGATAAGTTTAGTTACCTCGTCTTGGTTTATTGTAGCGGCTTCCTGAGACGATAATCTATAAAGATCATCATACTCATTTACCTTGTTTTTTTCAGTATAAATTTGATCATAAACAGCTTTTAATTTAGCGTCCTTAGAGTCTGGTATAATAGCCTTATAGCCCTTATCAGTATTACTTCTATATTCTTGATCAAAGGCTTTAGATATTTTATCACCCTCCTTTAACTGAACATCAGTAGGAGCAAACTCTGTGGTGGTCTGAGCTCTAGTCTTACCCATCCACTCAGATACTACCATATCATAACCATTCTCACCAGCTATCTTAGTAATGTAAGCTAGTTTACTGTTAGCATCAAACGCCTTACCAGGGTTCTCCTCTTCGTGAAGAGTCTTAGCCTGTTCAGCATAGTTGTTAGCATCGGTATTGGCATCATACACCTTGTCTTTAGCAATGGATACAGCGTACTTAGCCTCACCATTAACCATCCTTTCGCTATCCTCTGGCTTGGTATAGTACATAGCTACACCACCTACCTTGCTTAATGCTCCAGCCTCCTCCTTAGAGGTAGCAGTGGTGCCTCCAGTGGACTTGTTTATCTTGTCATAACCCTTACCTCCAACGTGGAAGAATACAAAGTTACCATCCTTATCCTCTGTAAGGTTAGCATAGTTTGATGATGTCTCTGGAGAGATTACTTCTGTAGCAACTACCTCAACAGGTTCGTATTTAGCATCTATAAGCGAAGATCTATCTTCCTGTATAGTTTTATATTCTTGTTGAAGATCTTTAATTAATTCTTCTTTATTTGGAAGTGTTCCATTGTTTATATCAAAAGCATCTGTTTTAATTTCAGCTGCTTTATTATTTAAATCAATTATTTTCTTATAAACATCATCAGGCATGTTGTTTACCTTTTCGATTGTGTTTGCTAATATAGTTGAATTCTCAACTGTTGCTTTATCTATCTGTTTTTTTATAACAGATTTCTCTACATCAGTTAAAGATTCATCTTCTAATTGTTTAGAGAACTGTATTATTTTTCTTGAATTCTCATCTAATACATTTAAATCTTTATTTGTTTGTAAAGGCTTAAGTATAGCTCCAGCAACATGAGGAGCTGCCTTTAGTATACTAGTTAAAGTAAACGTATCTTTAAATACTGTACCAGTGTTATCTAATAAACCAACATCTTTTTTACCTAAAACATATTTATCGTTAAAGTTTTGAGCAAAATTAGTAAACTCCTCACCAGCTAATTCTTTTGATGTATCAATACCCCAGTCCTTAGCCCATTCCTTAGCCTTTTGTTTTGCTGATTTAGTTATTAAATCACTTTCATTTTTAACTATAGATTCAAAAACTCTTCCTCCTTTTTTTAATATAGATAGTGTAGGTAATTCAGACACTACCTCAGCAGCTCCATATAATAAAGGAGCAGAAGCCATCTGCAATGGAGAATAAGAAGCCTTTCCTTCAAGAACTTCTTTATTCATGTCTGCATACTTTTGACCAGTACTAGATAACCCTATAATACCTAGTCCTCCAGCACCAGTAGATGTAGCAACTAAATTAGGTATTTGATTAGACATTACATCAGAAACATAATTTAAAAATCCTTCAGGACTTTCAACACTTTCTACTGATTTTCTTAAATTACTTCTTTCCTCTTCTAATCCTTTGTTTATATCTATTATTTTTCTCTGAAGTTGCACATTAGGTAAACCAGCTAAAGGACTTGTTCTAGATCCTAAATAGTCTAATCCACTTATTATACCTACACCTAACTCTCTAGCTGCGATACCAGTATTTAATAAAAAATTTTCTACATCTCCGTACTGTCTTTTAAGTAAATCAAATTCTTGCTGTGCAGTACCTAAGTCTGATTTGTTTTTATTAATTATATCTTGTCTTTTCTTTATATCAGAACCAATACCTATTATTTCTTGACCTAATGAAACATAAGAATCAGACAAATTTTTTGGTATTTGTAATCCTGAATTTTTATAATTAAGAATCTGGTTCTCTATATTTTTATATTCCTTTATTTTTTTGTTACCTATAACTTCGTATGCATTTATAATTTTTTCCTCTTTTAAATTACTTTCTTGAAGGTGTTCTGCTGTTTGTTTTCTTGATTGTTTTAATAAATTTTTATCATCTTCATTAAGATTATCTAAAAAAGAGTTTATATTATCAGTCTCAATATAGTTAACTTGTTTGTTTTTATATAATTGTTTTGCAAGTTCGTTTATCTGATCATCATTTAACTTAATTTTTTTAATAGCAGCATCCTTTTTTACTTCTTTTTTTTCTTCAGATAAGGGGTCTATATCAGCCTTAAATTCTTTTATACCAGGTTCATCCGTAATAGATGCTGCTTGATCTATTAAAGTATTATATGCATTTAATGATGTTGCCTTTACATTATTCCAAATACCAGTAGTTGTAAGTAAATCATCAAGTCTTTTATTAGCTTCTAAATCTACAGCCTCTTCATTCTTAGCTTGTTTAAATTGATTCTCTATTTCAGATAATCTACTATAGTCAATAAGATCTTGTTCAAAAATCACAGAAGATAACTCATCTGTTTTTCTAGATATCTCCTCTTGGTTTTGAGGAGTAACCTTTATTTTTGATAATTCATTTTGTAGTTTTAATCTTTTACCTATTAACTCAGAAGATTTAGAAACCTTTATAACAGGTTTAGCCTGAAGAGTTTGTTGTTCTTCAGGTGTAAGTCCAGTAAAAGTTTTCATTTTAGGTGGTCCACCTAAACCATCCGATTCCGCAGGAGCCTGAGTTTCTTCTGTAACCGATAAAGTAGATGTTACATTCTGTTTTGGTTTGGATGCCAATACATTTTTTTGAGAAGTAGGCTGTGATACGGACTTTTTTTTTTGAGCTATAAATGTTTCCTTGAATTTCTTCAGATCATCATCAGATGCTCCTTCTTGAGCGTATTTAGTTAGTTCAGAAATTAATTGTTTATGATTTTCATCATTTAATCCAGACGGGTTATTTTTAGGTCTCTGTAACATTTAATTTATTTTATTGATTAGCAATTCTAGCAGCTCTCTGTTCAGGAGTTTCTTGTCCACCTCCTTGTTGTGACTTTATGTACTTCCAGTTTTTATCAGCCTGAGGTTTTAAGTAGTCAAAAAGTTCTTTATAGCCACTTAAGTACCTTCTTCTTGCAGGATCATATATCTGAGTAGCTACGTTTGATATCTTAGAAATATCAGGAGCTACATCATTACCTTCTTTATTCTTTGTCTTCTTGCTTGAGTAGGTAACATCAGATACAGTTGTTACGCCATCAACTACATTCTTTTCTTCAATCTTCATCTGTAACTCATTAGTTACTGGATCTATATATATAGCCTTAAGATTTTGAGCGGCTCCTGTTGACTTGTCAATAACTGGAACATCCATTGTAAATCCTGACCTTGAAGTTCTCTTTCCAGTAGCTGGATCTATAGTAGATGTTGTGTATCTTATGTCTTGGGTTGTAGGAACAACTGGAGCTGGCTTACCATCTCCTCCTCCGCTTCTATCTGGAGCCCATCCACGCCAAGTATTCTCTACCTGCTTTTGTTCGTATACTAGTCTCTCTCTTAGGTATCTCTTAGCTGTATCCTTAGCAATCTTGTCTTGCTCTGGAGTTAACACAGGCTCTGGGTTACCAGTTGAGTTCAGCTGAACAAAGATCTTAGATGGATCCTTAGCAGCTTCTGCCTTGTTTATCGTAGGAGTAAATCTCTTACCGTCAATGTCACCATAGTCAACAAGTACAGATAGTGCCTTAAGAGGCTCACTAGTTAAACCATTAGCCACATTATTCTCAAATGCTTCAAATCCAGGTCTAGCAACAGGATCATTAATGGTCCATATTCCGCCAGCACCTACCTTACCATACTTAGTAAAGTCTTTGATCTTATCTGCCTGAGCGTCAAGCTCAACGTCTAGTTTTACCTTAGGCACTAATAAGTTTCTTTCGTTATTTAACCAGTTAACCTCAATAATATCGTTAGGGTCCTTACCAGCTATAAAGCCTCTACCCTTATTATCCATTATAATATTTTTATCTTTTAATGTAGCAGCTAGTCCAAGCGTCTGAGCCATATAATCAGAAGCAGCTGATAGATTACCAGCCTTAGTTTCTGCTATATATGTGTCATAAGCTGCCTTTGCATTCTTACCTACAGCATCAATCTGATTAAAGGTGTCCTTTGCGTTTTGATTGAACAAGTTAAAGTCCTTCTGAGCAGCCTTACCTTCACGAACTAGTTTAGCATAGTCTCCTACTGCCTTCTTAGAATTATATGCAGCCTCAGTAAGCTTTTGATTAAGAGCCTCGTCCTTACCAAGGGTAATCTTACCCATCTCGGTAATACTATCGTTGGTATCCTTCTCTAGTTTATCTCTGTTTGCTTGTCTTGCAGCCTCAGAATCTGTTAATGACTTCTGAACACTGCCAATGACTGCATTCCAGTCGAATGTTGGTGTTGCTTTTACATCTGCTGGATTGACATATCCTCTGTATTCTGCCATACTATTGTGGTTTGTTTAAAAACGATAATGAGTTCATCCAACTTGGGATAGGCTGGTATTTATTATTAAATGCAGCTATGTTAGAATTTGACATGTTTTGTAGTTGTTGTCCTGGAGTCATGTTTACTGACTGTACTGGCTGTACTGCCTTTAACCCTGAAACAGGCGCCTCTCCATCAGATCCAAAGGATGGTATCATTGAAAGACCTGTATTTAAAACTCCAATTCCTGCATTAGCAGCTCCAGTATACGCAGCTAGTTCAGCCTGCTTTGCTGCGGCTTGCGCTTGTTGAGCTCCTTTTAATCTTTCAGCCTCTAAATTAGCTAAGTCTTGATTAACATTCATTCCAGACTGTGCCTGAGCCACTCCTATCTTAAATAAATCATTAGCGGCTGCATCTCTTGTATCCGCCTCTCCTTCTATACCAGCTGCTGCAACCTTACCAATACCTCCAGCTAATAACCTAGGATCTCCCTCCTGTAAAGCACCAACAGTTTGACCTACCTGAGATGTTATCTCTCTTCCAGCTCTGTTGTACTGCTCCATAGGCATCTGTAGCGCCTGGAACAGGTCCTGACTTCTTAGTTGCTCCTCTTTTTTAGCTGCGTCTTGAGCTGCTCTTTCAGCTGATCTTGCCTCATTTACTTGAGCTCCAGCTCCTGCTAAATCAGTTAATACATTTACTGCACCTAACCCCATAGTTAACCATGGCGTTGCTGCTGATGCTGCTCCTGCTGCACCTCCTAATGCTCCTGCGCCTCCTGCTGCTGCGCCTCCTGCTGCTGCTCCCATACTATATTTTTTTTATATATTCTACAATATTTTTAGAAGATGACTCGTAGTCTGCATCTTCAAATAACTTCTTTAAAACTGGACTAGAGCTTACTGTCATAATAAGATCGTACCCAATGCTTTTCATATGATGCTCTATATTATAAAGTAAAACTTTAAGAGCATTCTTTCTGTATTTCTTCTCTGCCTCCTTGTTACCAGTTATAAAACCAATCCAACACCAAGAAGAGTCGCTAACATAAACTGGAGCTGCATATAAATCAACTCCTTCTGCACTTACCACAAATATTCTCTCTGGCAGTGATGACTTTAGTAGTATAGGAAAACTCCATTTAGTCCACCAGCTTACTAGTGTTTCATAATAATCATCCTTGTACTCTAATCTACAGCTATGCATCATGCAAAGATACTAAATTTATGGGAAACTTTTGAATATACTGCTTCCAACGGTATATAGTTGTATTCTATCAGTAGCAACATTCTCAAGCTCAAACTGCATGTAGTATCCTCTCAATCCATAAGACTCAGCAACTGAGTTTTGGAAATATAATATATAGTCTGTTACTAGTGGTATATTACCTAAGGTAGTATCTATAGTTATTGTTGTATTTGTCTTTGCTATTATCCTTCCTAACCTCTGAGGAGATCCTAAATTATTTGAATAAGCATCAGCTCCAATACTTATAATGCTTCCAAGATTAAATCCAAACGTTACTACTACAGCTGTAATAATAGATGCGTCAACAGCTATAGGAGTTCCTATACCTTGAGTTGATCTTAGATTTAAGTCTTGAGTACCTCCATAACTTCTTATATAGGCAAAGTAGTTACCCTCCTTAAACTCGTAGAACGACTCATCAATATATCCGCTAGACATATCTGTAAAACCATTAAAATGCCAAGAGGTACTATTATTTAAAACAATAGTATTAAAGTTCTTAACAGTAGATGGCTCTAAGTTAAATACACTAGTTACCTTTGAGGTATACTGAGTATCATAGAAGTAGTTTCTATTTACAGCATCTGAATTATGACGATATAAGTTTCCACCTTTAAATGTATAAAAGTAGGAGTTCATACCAATCATCATCTCTGGTATATAAGAAAAGAATGAGGTCCAGCCCTGAGCGTATTCGCTATATGATAATGTTTTTTCCATTTATGTACAATCAATTACTTCTAATACCTCTCCCGAATTATTTATTCTGTATGCATACCCAGGTCCTGCCCAATAGTATCCCGTGCTATTTCCTTCAAATCCTAATGATGATGGAGGAATTGTGTTATATATTATATCTCCAACATTTATAGGTAGACTGTATACATATAAACTATATGGGAAAGTAGTAGGTACTGAAGGACTTAAACAATCATTCACGCTAGTAGATAAACTTAAGTGTATGTTAGGATATGACGGACATGGTCCTAACGTACTAATATTAGCCCCAGTAGCAAAAGAAGTTCCTCTTTTAGCACAAAAATTATAAGGTTCGTTTATAGTTAATCCTACTAAAATAGACTCTCCAGTACAATCTATATACTCTAAATTTACGCTGCTTTCAAAAGCCGTTGCTTCAAGTTGATCGCATTCAGAAATAGGTGACGGACATGTGTCATATAAAAATTCACCTATAGGACCAGCACCAGATATTTTATACATAGATCCCGCTCTTACACATGGAGTTGGAGTGATTTCTTGTTCTATGTAATATGTAAAATATCCAATTGGCTCATTTGGATCAACAGAAACTCTAAATGTAAACGTGTTAGGATTACCATCGCAGTCTGTGTATCCAACCACAAAATCACCGTCTGTAGTAGCTTTAACACGTACTCCAACAAATAACTTACATGAAAATCCGCAAGGAAATGCAATAAGTAATAAGCCATTCAGTTGTTGTCTGTAAATACCATTTAAAGAATAAAATCCATCTGGCGACTTAATGGTTAAATTAGGATCGTCCCATACAGCTGTAGCTGTAGAAAAATTATCTGTATCTATATAAAATGTAGCCATATTATTATTATAAGCATAAATTAATTTCTAAAACAGTTCCGTCTGTATCTACTCTACACCAATTAATAGAGCTTTCAATTCCGTTTATAGGTTGAGTATATGCAAGATATTCTTGTGAAACAGGCGTATAAGGGTTTTTCAACTCAGAATCAGTATATAAAACATCTTCAACTCCTAAATTAAAATTAAAGGAGTACCTAGTAGTTATTGCTTGAGAAGGTTCTCCAATTGAATAGTTTAAACAAGCCACATTAGAAGCGTTAGCTCCAGATGATAACATTTTAAACTCAAATGAGGTAGGCTCACATCCAAGACAAGCAGTCTCAGAACTTTCTTCACTATAGCATAAATCTGTGTCATGAGAATTTATATAATCCCATATCAGGTATAGATACTGTTTAGAGTCTGGATTGTCATAAACAAACGATGTTGTATAAGACCCTGCTAAAGGATTAAGTACAGGAGAAGCAGTACTTGAAGCTGATAAAATTGTCAGTATATCTGCATCTGTATATAACGTGTCTGAAACTAAGTACTTAAATGAACATAGGTTTGGATCAAAAACAAATGTATCGTTTGTTAGTTTATTAGATTCTAAAGATATTGTGGATCCTATAGCTGGAATAACACCTACAGAAGCCATATTAGTATCTGCATCAAATAAAGATACTCCATCAGCCTCTAGTATAACGTAGTCTGTATTGTAAGCACTATTAAAACCACCTAGAGTCCATCTATAGCTATTATGTATTGTCTGATCTAAAGATGTAGATGCGTTAGTAACTACTCTGATCACTGTTATCTCTGGAGATACAGGACAGTTTGGAGTTATTGTATAAGAAGACTGCTCCTCTGATTCTATAATAACAGTTGCTGTGGTTGGAAGTATGGTATCCTTTGTAAAAGAAAGTATACCAACTCCATCGATTAATTGATTTATAACATATGTAGAGTTATATATAACACTTACATTTACTTCTCCTTCAGAAACATCATAATCAAATGTTACCTCTCCAACAGTATTACCTAGTTGTAATGTAAACTCATAACTTCCAATAAATAGTTGTTGAGATACGCTTACACCACAAGAAAGAACATCTATTTCATATGGAAGTTTATTATTATTTAATGAAAGAACATACTCATTCATATATGGATCAAATCCTCCTATCTTCTGAGTTGTTAATGAATTTTTAAATTCTTCTCTAAACCAGTTCTTTAAACCATTATTGGATACTACCTCTAGTTGATCTGATTGTGCTGATCCACCCTTTAGGTTTAATACAGCAGTACGCTTAAGGTCTGTAAAGAACATCTCACCACCCCTTACAGCAAAGCTCTCTGGATTATTACTAATACCGTAGTCCTCTATTCTAGATATCTGAGTACCAAGTACCTCTGGTATAGATGTAATAGCTCCACCAGCAGCAGCATCAGAAAGTAAATTTTTACCAGCCAATACATATGATATCTTATCCTCTTGAAGAACTAGAATATCCGTCTTTCTGGCATATAGCCTATTAATAGGTCCAAATGATTTCTCGCAGTCCTTAAAATTCGCAAGGGCAAGGTTAAACTCATTTAGTTTATTTATGTTTGTCTCTGCATTGTAAATACCACTATAGGTAAGACCTGCGTACCTATCAGCCTTCTTAAAGTCTTCCTGAGATACGGCAGTTACTCTACTTCCTAAGTAAAATGGAGCACCAACTATAGAATCATCTATCTTATAACTCTCTGCTCCATTACCAAATGTGTAGCAGTTAAAGAAATTTAAATTAACTATTGCTGGAAGTGAAGATGTCTGTGACTGATCTGTAGGCTCGTTTCCACTCATGTGAAGTCTATTTACTATAGGAAAACTATCGCTACCCTCGTAAAATATTTCTCCATCAGAGTCTTCAGCTTCAGTCTCAAAAATCATAAGAGATGTGGCCCTTTGTACAGATATATTAATAGTAGTCCTTGAATACTTTGGATTAATGCTAATAAATCCACCAGTTCCACAGTTAGGAGTACCTGTTGTAACTACAAGGTATAGAGCACCATTGCTTGAGTCATACTGGAACTGGTACTGATTAGTTCCTTGATTAAATGGAAGGTGACACTCATTATCAACTCCACCAAAAGGAAGTGGAACACTACAGTTAGACCAATTTTCTAGAGTATGTGTCTGTACATTTGCATTAGGTCCCTCACCTCCAGAGTATGATCCAGTTGTAAAGTCTACATTATCACCCTGTACAAAGTCGTATAGGCTTCCATAATCCTGGGATGCTATAAATGTTTTATTAAATTGATAGTGACTATCTCCGCAAGATCCAGGATCTATACTAGATGCAGATCTTAATAAATCAATACCAATTATAATAGTACTTCCAGCTGGAATGTCGTATGGTCTATATCTTAGATTTGATGGTCCTGGAGGGATTAATGGATCAAAGAATATGTTATCTACATAGCAAGGATATATTGTAGTTATACCTGTTTCTATAGTTCCATAAGATATCAGTGCGTTTGGATCGTATTGAGCTGAAAAATTAGCGGCCTTTAAGGCCATATACATACCAGCTGGTTCATTTTTTGAATTATTAGGAATAAAATCAGCTCCTTGAGCCTTAAGTTCTAAAACCTTTGTTTTAACTAAACCATCTAACACTCCGTTAGTATCCCTCTTAACTATAATTGTTGAGTTCTCTTGAACCTTACTTCTATTATCTCCCTCTAACTTAAACCACGTTAAACCAGTATCAGCAATATAGAATTGATTTGAATATATAACCTGATAGTTAGCTTTAGATGGTTTCACAACAAACTTGTATCTTGTTGCCCAGCTTGGAGCTAGGTTATTAACAGTTGCTACTATGTGATTACTAGTGTCTGATGCAGATGCTGGTATAAATACAGTATTTGTGTTATTAACTAATGCAGTAGAACTTCTTAAGTTATCATCCATATAAACAATGGCAACCTCATAACCTCTATTACTATGTAAACTCTTTCTAGCTCCTATCTTATAAAATGAAGATGTAAATGCTGAGTTTGAAAAATACTCGTAAGCATAAAAATAAGTACCAGGATTTGCTGGATCTTCAATTTGAAATTTAACAGCTGGAACCTGAATTTGAAATACATCACTTCCAGGAGTTGCTGTTATAGTAAATCCACCATTTATACCAGTTACACCACTATCAATATCCTGCCATGGAGTAGTAAATGGAGGGAAAACTCCTTTAGATACAATAGAACAGTTGAAATTATCTGTTAGAGATGTACCTGAGCTGCATAGTAGGTATGGTTTATGATTAGAAAACGACTCTATAAACTCAGGACTAGTAACTAGATCATAAGTATTTAAGTAGTCTCTTCTTAATGTAAAGATAAATAAAGTCTGAAATTCATTTAATGGAGCTGGTGATGACGGTGGATTATTATATAAAGCACTTCCAGAAAACGCACTATGATTCATATTAAAATTCATAGTAAATGCAGATCCGCTAGATAAGCTAACTCCTGTTAGATCTAGTTCTATAGCAGAATTATTAGATATTACAGTGTTATTTGGATCAATTGTATAGCTAACTCCATCTACTATTTCATACGGAACAAATGTAAGATTTATATCTTCATTTACTACATTTAATGAATAATCTAAACCATTTTCAATATCAATATCGTATCCATCAACATAGTTACCATATATCAATCTGTTACCCATAAGAGTTTGAGATCTAGCAGTTCTAGGAACGTTATCGTATAGCCTTAATAGCTCACTCTCTGTAAGAACAGTATATATCTTTCTATTGTCAAATAAAACACTTTGAGTGATATTGTCAGACCATCCCTGCTCTGCTTTATCGTATTTTTCAATTACGTTTATAATATTTGAATCAGATAATTTAAAGCATAAGTCAATTCCAATAACATTATAATCACCAGTGTTAAAAGAAACATTAACACCATTAAATATATTACGCATTGATTTATTACTATACGTATTAAAATCTAATTGAAACGGACCAGGCTCAAATGCAGCGGTAGTAAACTGAGAGATAGCACTATACTCATTATCCTTGTACTTATACCTGTACGCAAAAGAGATAAACTTTTCAGTCATGTAGTTCTCTTCTGCTGGAAGATCTAGTAGTACTATAGATGGAGCCTCGTGAGGAGGAGATACAATAACAGATATATCACTCTCCTTTATAGAGTCAACACCACCAACTGGGTTAGGGTAGTTCCTGGTTACATTTATTTTTCTTGGAGCATTTAAATTATCTGTCCAAAATAATAAGTCATCAACCTTATTTATACCGTTTATAAGGTATTTTCTATCAAAGTTAAGTACAGATGTGGATATTACGTGGTACGTAATAATAAAATTATTAGTATTATAAGATAATACCATGTCAACATTATCAGAACATACAAACCAGTATATAGTTTCATTAGATCCATCCTCGTAAGCTCCAATACATGTTGGATTAATTAGAGGAGTTCCGTTAAAGTTTATATCTGTTAGTTTAGTATTACCCTTTGTATTCTCAATAGCTCCAACGCTATCAAGTTCTGTTGATCCAATTCTAATATTTAACGCATCGATATACTGACCAGGGGGTATTAACCTCTCGTCATAATCTTTGTTCATTTTACCAGCTACGAAATTTATTTCTGCAGTTCCGTTTATATTAGCCATATTATTTTATCCACTTATCTTTGCCTCTCAGATTCATCAATAATCTTCCTGGGTGCATATTACTCAATCTTATCTTTGCGTTTCTTAGAAGGGCTGTTTTATCCTTCTTAGCTCGTTGTACGATGTACTCCTGTACACCATGTTTATTGTTTAATATTGCATACTTGATATATGAATACATAAACTCCTCTGCAAGTTTGTTAACGTTAACCTCAGAATCGTCTCCACCCTCCATTCCATCAGAGATATACTCTAGTATACATAGCTGACCAGCCATTCCAGAACTAAAGTTAATTACTCCAGATTGCTTATCTATTCTATATGTAGGGTTTGAGTTTGCTGTCTCAGTATTTAATCCAAATCTAGATCCAACATTATAATCAAAGTACCACCTTCCATCTATGTTGTAACCCTCTCTACCAGAGAACTTACCCTCACCAAGGTATATTGTCTTTACATTATCATTTATTCTATCGTAATCTAGTATAGAGGTTCCCTCTAGTACATTACCATCCTCATCAAATAATATGCGACAGTTATTATCCTGTAAATAACTATTACTATAGTTTGCTTGTATGTTTTCTGAAAGCGGTCTAAGTATACCGTCTTTATATAGTGAAATCCTAACATAATTTACATAATTATTAGGAAGAACAAACTTTAAATCATCGCATATGCTTATCTCAAGAACCTTTATTTCTTTTAATGCATCATAATTTATTTCTTGAATTCCTCTCTTGGCATGAAATAAAACATTATATTTTGTAACGTTATTGATTAACTTATCATTACCAACATACATTAACATAAAATTATTAACTAAGTCTGATAACGATATATATTGGTATGATCCCCAATTCTCATCTTCAGGTAAATTACCTGCATTCTCATAGTACTGATAACCGTTTAAGTATGCCATATTATCCTTCTATTTGTTTATCACTAGTTTCTTCAGCATTTCCAAATGCATATAGGTCAGTCTCTCTAATTGATATACCTGCGTACTGTAGTATCTTAGCTACTAGTAATGGTTCATCTGATTCTGGTAGTTCAAAGTCTTGATAATCTAAGGAAGATTGATCAAATAATGGAGAACCTCCAACAATTGTAGTATACGTCCACTTAGGATCCTTAGGAAGTCTTATGTACTGAGCAGCAACATTACCTGCTATTGAGCTAGGATATACATTTATAACATTGGCCTCCATAGAATAAACAGGAAACATTGTAGATGGAGCAGTAAGATTTGAAGATAGTAGATACATTAATTTATCCTGACTAACTCTATCAATCTCCTTGTTATTATTATATCTAACATTATTAATATAGTAATAGTCTGAAGGTAAATCAAATGTGCCATCTATAATAGAATAAGGAAGACTGACTGTTGAAGAAAAACTATCTATAACAAGTTCTATGTTTCTAACTATATCAGAGTATCCACTTCCAGATAACCTTGCATTCTGTTTTACTATCCAGCTATTGTACTGATAGAAGTAATTCTCAAATATATCTAACTGTGCCTGTTTAGCATATAAGTTAAAATCATCAGGTGTAATGTACCCAAAGTTATTCTTATTAGCTACTGATAACACAGTATTTCTAACCGAATTTATCATGCTTAAACTTTTTACAAAGATACTAAAAAAAAACACCCTATATTTTAGGGTGCTTCTTGTTTTACTTTACGTGATTCTCTAGTAATCGTAAGAGTTCAAGTCCTTCATCTGACTGAAGGTAAGAAGCTAATATATAGACTGTCTCCTCTCCAAAAGGAACAGTAAGTAATTTCTTTTTATTAGAAGGTAAGTTAAAATAAATATCTCTTCCCTTATTCTTT